CGTCGAGCATGACTCGCATCGGCCACGGACCCCCGGCCAGGGGGTCGAACGTCAACACACCGGCAACGATCGCTGCTGGTGGGTACTCGGAGAGTGGTGAACTGATGTAGTAGTCGGAACGGAATACTTCGGTCTCACCGAGCACGAGAGCGTCGACCTCGGACACGAGCGCCTGCACGTCGGTGACGGCGGTCGTAAGGTTGCCGGTGCCATCGGGTGCGGCTACCGAGATGGCTGAGGCGTCGTGTGCATCGGCAGTGTCTGCGAGGTGTGTGGCGAAATCAGCTCCGCCAACGGTGATTGTCCGTGCTGCCATCTCAGTCGCTCCCGAAGCTCATCATGCCGCCCTCGGACCCTCCGTCTGGCGGACCGCAGCCCACAAGGCGGGCACTGTCGGTGGTGTCCAGTCGGCCTGTGTCGTGTGCGCCTGCACCACCCGCCACAGGTTGCTATCGAACTGTCGCACCGCACCCACCGCCACGGCTTCACCGGACACCCAGTCGGGGAACAACGGCAGCACCGAGTCGTGGGTGTCGTCCGGCAGGTCCGCGAGCAGGTCATCGACGGTCACGCGGGCCACCGTCTGCGCCGCCGACCAGCGCGCAGCGATCCTGTCGATCCGAGGGTCACTCATTGCCGCCTCCCAACGCTGCGAGCAGCGCGTCGATCGTCTCCTGCTGCGCCTGCACCTGCGCCTGTAGTGCTTCGACCGGATCGGGTTCGGGTTCGACAGGGATGGGGAGCCCGGTGAGCTGCTCGGTCGACGTGACCGTGCCGTCGGCGTCGTACACGGTGCGGGTGCCGGTGCCGTCACCGTTGTCGACCGTCTCCTCGACGATGTTGCCGTTGGTGTCGAACTTGGTCGCATCTGCTGTTGGGGTCATTGGTGGCTCCGTCACGAGTTCAGGTAGAGGCGGATCACGGGAAACCGGATACCGGTGTACGAGGTGGGTGTGCCGAACGTTGATGGCATCGACCCGGTCGACACCCCAGTCTTCGTCACACACGACGCCCCGTTGGAGTCGCCTGCCGTTGGGAACCCGGCCATCTTCATCGGCCCGAACCCGTTCGCTGTCGGGTAGCCAACGAAATCGGGTGTGCCGGTGTAGGCGTCGCACAGCGCGGCGATCCAGTACCAGCCCGACGCAGCGAGCGTGAACGAGATTGTGATCGACTTAGCGCCAGCGGCCCCGTTGACGCATGAGATGGTGCCGAAATCGGCGCCGGAAACGAGGGCGCCGGGGTATCCGCCGGTTCCGGTCGAGTCGTACAGTCCCAGTCGTACCGTGGCGGTGCCGGTGCCGTAGTAGTAGGCGTTCCCCACTTGGGTGTAGTCGCCTGCCCATAAGAACACGGGGGCGGCTGCCATCACGCCTGCGGCGGTGAGAGGCGACGTCATGTTGCCCGCGGTGATCCCCGACGGCGCGTAGTAGCCAACCACCTTCGCTGTCGGCGGCGGTCGATCCGTGATCCCGAGGTCGGTCTTGACCTGGGCGACGGTGCGTGCAGCCCACGCCCCTGCTTTGCGTTGGAGGAAGTCGTCGTTCGCGCCGCCAGGATCAGCAATCCCCGCTGCGGGGATGGTGAGGTCGTCGAGTTTCTGTGCGACTTCCTGCACCGTGTCGTCGCTGGTGGTGAGGTTGCCGTTGAACCCCGACGCATCGACCGCGATGTCCGCGGCGGTCGGCATGTCGTGGACGTGGTCGGAGCGCGACGCGTCGGTGGCGACGCCGGCTGCTGCGGTGCCGAGGTCGGCGGGGGTGCTGTCGGACAGGGATGCGCCGCCACCACCTGCGGCTGCGGCGAGCGCGTCGAGCGCGTCCGAGAACGTCTCCGGGGCAGGGTCTGCCCAGTCGGCTTCGTCAGCGGGTGTGTAGTCAGCCGAGGAGTCGGCGGTCAACGTCGCAGGGGTCCAGTTCGTACCGTCCCAAGCCAGCACGTCGTTCACGTCAGCCGGGTCAGTCGTCGTATCGACATCGGTGAGGTCGGCCAGGGCAGCGACACCATCAGCACTGATCGTGAGCGTGTCGCCGGAGTCGTCGTGGGCCACCGTGACACCCGTACCGGCGGCGATGAACCCGGCAATCAGGTCTCGAACTTGCTCGTCGGTGAGGCTACTCAGGCCACTGGTGGCCGTTGAGATCGCCGACAGGATCCATTCGGTCGAGATTCCGGCCTCTGCTCCGACCGTGGTAGTGCCATCGTGATCGTTCCAGCCGATGTCGGGGGACATCACGGCCGGGAGCGCAGCGTTGTCGTCCCGGTTGAACGTCTCCAGGGCAAAGTCGATCTCGTAGATCCCGGTGCGGCCGTTCTGCAACAGGTCCTCGGCGGAGACGTGCTCCATCGAGATGCCCTGGCGCACCGTCGATCGGACCCTGTCAGGGAGTCCACTGTGGCCGCCGAACTTCAGGCTCAGCAGCTCACACGCCAGACGACGGGTCGCTGCCGCCACTGCGGCAGGCGGACCGGCGCCCCACGTCAGGGTCACGGAGAACGTCTCGTCCTCGGTGTCGTCCAGGTACAGCTTCTGCGTCTGCGGCCAGGGCGTCTCGTCAGTACGGACGAGGTGACGCCCATCTCGCACCCAATAGGCGGACGACGGCACCGTGGCACCGTCGATCTTCACCTCGCTGATCCCAGTGACCGGGAACCGGCGCAGGTCGAACCAAGAGGCCGACTCCCCCCGCAGGTCCGGGCGGACGGTCTCCGTGTAGGCGCCGAACTGACGGCCCGTGAGCGCCCACATCAGCTCTGAGGCGTTGGTGATGGCCTCCACCAGGTCCCCGGTGGTCACACCGGAGAGAGCGCTCAGGGCTGTGCAGTGACTCTCCAGGGCCTCGTAGGAGCAGAAGTCCTCGCGAGTCGCCATGGGCTACAGCCTAGTAAGTGGCACGGATGTGGAAGGAGCCTGCCGAGTAGTCCCAGAGCACGCTGAAGAACCGCATGGCGTACACCACGACCGTGTTCGTTGCTCGGTCAGTCGCCTCGGAGATCCGATCCGGGGTGATGGTGATGCCGGAGCGATGCACCTCGACGACTGGGGTGACGTAGATGTAGTCGTCACCGACCGAGCCTGATCCGGCGGGCGAGAGTCCGCTGTACCCGGCACCGGGGATCACGACGTTGCCCATCGGGGTCGTCCAGAGGTTGCCGTCCTTCTGCAGGACATCGGACGCCACGGCGCCAGCGAAGGTCTCGGGGCGCATGTGGACGTAGCCTCGCCCCCAGGTCTCGGTGATCTTGGTGTCGGCGATGCCGACGCTGCGAACGATCGTCTGTCCGCCACCGGCACCCGCCAGCACAGAGCCGCTACCTGCCAGCTCCAGGCTCGGGTTGACGCCCAGGGCGTCGGACCAGAGCTGCGCCTCAACGGCTCGGGACTCGAACGTGGTCAGCTTGCGGGTGACCCGGTCGATGGCCTCCTGCCAGTCGACTCCGATGGCGGTCAGGCTCTCTGCGGCCCAGACCCCGAAGGAGTCACCGGTCGCTGCCTGGGAGATCGAGGCACCGCTGACGGCGGTGTTGCTGGCGTCCACCTTCCAGGTGCCCAGGTCTCCGCCGCCCTCGCTGCGCAGCGGCTCCGGTGCCCAGGTCAGGCCGCTGATGAAGCGGTCACTGGTCTCGGTGGTGACTCCGGCGATGGCGACGAGCGACTGACGTGGCGGCGAGATCCGGGGGATCGTGGTGACGGCATCGAGCAGTGTCATGGGTACCAGCTTACGGTCGGTGGTTCTATGTCTAGGACGACAAAAGCCCCGGCCCTGAGGCCGGGGCTTCCGTGCGGATCAGCCTGCTGGGATCAGTAGGCGATGGTGTTCGGGCCGGAGGTCGAGCCGTTGGCCTGGACGGTCGAGTTGACGACCAGCGACTGCTGACCCACCCGAGCTGCGGACTCGAAGGTCTCAGCGAAGATGGTGTAGTCGTTGGTGCTGTTGAGGGTGGAGTCCCGCACCAGACCGAGGTCCAGCGAGCCACCATCCAGGAACAGCCAGGTGCCCTCGGGGAAGATGAACCACTCGACGGTGGTCTTGTACTTCAGCATCGCCCCGGCGCTCTGCGCACCGTAGATGGACGACGTGGTCGAGGACTCGTCGTAGTGCCAGGTGACGTTGATGCCACGGACCGAGAAGTACTCCTCGATGGCGCTGTCCGGCAGGTTCGGCACGCCGCCGAACTGCTTGCGGCTGATGTCGGTCCGCACGACGTCCTTGACCCAGAAGGGGAGGATGACACGGAACCGCACCGAGGTGGCGATGCGGTGACGGGACCGGTAGGCCGCCACGACCTGGTCGATGTGACCCAGGATCGTCAGGGCAGCGCCGTAGACGGCGTCACCGGAGATGGCGGTGGAGTCGGCGACCAGCTTGTCGAGCAGGTTGGTCTCCGCCTCACGGGCGTGCTGGGCCAGCAGGAGCTTGGTCCAGGACGACACCATCTCGGGGAAGGTGCGGGCCATGAGGTTGCCGACCTTCATGATGCGGGGGATGACGTCGACCTTGACGGTGGTCTCCGGACCGGCCGAGACCGTGACCGAACCCTTGCCGGAGCCGTACGGCGTCGCCGAGGCGTCCACCGACTCGGCGTAGACGTTCACGCCTGCGGAGAGGGTGCCGATGACCGGCGACGGAACGTAGCGGATGCCGCCACGCTCTGCCTTGTAGCCGACCAGCGAGTCACGGACCGGACGAACCGAGTCGCCGAAGACCGTCAGCTCGTAGAAGGGCGTCAGCGGGGCCTTGATGCCACCACCAGCGACGAGGGCGGTGTCCGCCTCCTCGATCTTCGCCATGTTGACGATGGCGTCGTTGCCGAGGGTGTGGGCCTCGTCGTACTCGGCCGTCGGGATCGAGGCCACCAGGTACTGGTAGCCGTCGTTGCCCTTGTCGGTGCCTCGGACGTGGGTGCGCTTGGCCATGAGGGCCTCGGCCACGTCGAGCAGCGAACCCAGCTCCTGACCGGCGGCGTAGCCGGGGACGTCCGCCGAAGCGGTGATCCCCATGGAGCGCTTCGGCGTGGCCGGAACGCTGTCGGATGCCAGCCCATCGGGGCTGATCTCTGCCTCGACCTCTTCGGCCACTGTGAACTCCTCTTCGGCGGGGGGCGCCTCTTCGGTTGCTGGGGGGGTCTCGTCCTCGACGCTCTCGACGTCCTCGACGGCTTCGACTGCGGGGGCCTCCTCTTCGGGGGCCTCCTCTTCGACTGCGGGTGCCTCGGCCTCAGCCTCGGCGACGGCGAAGTCCTGGACGGAGGTGGCCTTGACCAGCTCCTGCATCGCTGCGAACTCGGCGCGGTTGGCGGCCTCCTCACGGACGGTCTCCAGTGCCTCGACGACGTCACGCAGTTCCTGCATGCTGTCCTCGGAGAACTCGGCGGTCTGTGAGCGGGACTCGAACTCGGCGATCAGCTCGTCCTCGATGGCACTCAGCTCTTCGAAGGAGAGATCGGCCAGGTTGGGAGCGTCAGCCTCAGGAGCCTCGTCCACCTCTGTGGTCTGGTCTTCAGACATGTTGGTGATGTTGTCCTTGGTTCAGGGGAAGGGGTTGCGCCTGTGTCAGGCGACGCTTGGCGAGCTGGCTATGCCGTGACTCACTGATACCGAGCGTAGAAGCGTGTCCAAGTAACGAATGACACTTCGTGAATCAGCGACCGCCACCGAGCGTGCTGCGGGTGTGGAACTGCCAGATCCAGGTCCGCTGATTCAGGTGCTCGATGCTGGCGCTGGACCGGCAGAGCTTGATCAAGAAGCCCCAGTCCTCGTTCGCCTGGTGTGGCCACTCATCGCTGTTGGTGGTGGGGAACCCGCCCAGGTCCAGGAACAGCTCACGCCGAATCAGGTACGTGATCGGAATGAAGTTGTTCCCGTGACCCTCCGGCCCACGGCCGATGTAGTCACGCTGCTCGTCACCGAACTCGACGCCCTCGGGACTCACCAGCTCGCCGTCCACCGGGGTGCGTAGAGCGGACTGCTCGACCCCGACCGTGGTGAACCACGGATACACCATGTCGGCGCCGGAGTCCTCTGCCCGGTCCACCAGGTCTTCCAGGTGTGAGTGACAGAACTGGTCGTCGTCGTCCAGGAACGCCACCCAGTCACCGGTCGCCTGGGCCACCGCACGGTTACGTGTCGGCCCCGCACCATCTCTCCGGTAGTCGACGGGGACGATCACCTCCTCGGGAGGCAATGTCTGGTTCGAGACCGAGCTGATGGCGCGGGCGAGCATCATGCCTCGGGACGGGATGGTCGGCAGGATCACTGAGATGGTCACGTCGGCAGCGTAGCGACGAGACCCCCGGGACTAGATCGACGCAGCGACCGGGATGTCCTTGCCGCCACGTGACCGGCGAGCCTCGGCCCGGGTCACCATCTGGCTCTTGCGCTGCTTCGCCTTGTACGCACGGGCCATCGCTGCCTCGGCCGGAGACCGGGGGTTCCGGATGGCATCCATCACGTTGGTGTCGGCTCGACGGACCTCGGGCACCGGGGTGACGTCATCGACCGGCCCGCTGGTGTTGGCCGACACGGCCTTCCATGCCCGTGCCAGGGCACCCGGAGCCTTCGCTGCGGGGGCCGGTGCGTCCTTCTTCGTGATGTGGTACTCCAGCGAGTTCCGCTTGGTGCGGTCGACGTTGCTGCCGGGAGCCTTGACGGCCTTCCAGGCACGGCTCAGCGCACCACGTGCGCCACCGCCCTTGGTCGAGCCGCCACTGCCTGCCGGGGGTGGGGCGCATGCCGCCGAGTGGCATGCGAGGTCGATGCGGTTGACCCGCCCTGCCAGGACCCGGAACTCCAGGGCCAGCTTCTCGGCGGCGAACTCTTCCGCCTCGTCGTCCTTGGCCTCACTGCAGCCGCAGTCGGCAGTGATCGCCTCGGGCATGACGCTGGCCGAGATGAGTGCCATCTCGACGTCCGGCTCACCTGCAGCCGAGGCAGCAAGCGTGGCCAGGCGGGGGACCGGGAACCCGGGGGTGTTGACGGCCAGGAGGGCCATCAGCTCCAGGTTGCCCTGCATGTTGCGCCAGTCGCCGGAGACGGCCGAAGCTCGCAGCGTGCGGATCTGCTCCTCGGTGACACCGGGGCGTAGGGCGCCGGAGAACCAGATGCCGACCGGGTCCTCGCCGACAGCGATGTCAGCCACCGCAGTGCCGGTGTCGTCGTAGTGCGCCTTGGCGGCGTCCGAGCCGAGGCTCAGCGCAGCGTGGCCGGTGCCCAGCGTGATGCGGCCGGTGCGGACCTTGTCGCCCTCAGCCGTCTCGACCTCGCCGTGGGCGAAGTAGGCGTAGTCGGTGGCGGACCGTGGTGCAGTCTGGCAGCGGCCCTGGATCCCGACGTGGCAGGTGTCCCAGGTGGCCAGGTGCCCGAAGATGTGCACGCCGTCGTCGGCCACCGTGATGGCCGTGGGTCGGGTGAGCTTGGGGTTCTCGAAGTACTTCTTGGTCGGGTGGACCGGGGCAGCCGCCACGATGGCGTCGGGGGTCGGGTCCTCGGCGGGTGCCGGTTCGCCGTCGGCGGTGACCACGACTCGGGCCTCGCCGAACGCCTGGAGCGGGAGCACGGTGGCTCCCATGACGGTGCCCTTGGAGATCCGCTGCTTCTGCGCACCGCCGTCGGGGTCCGCCTCGAACTCGGAGGATGCGCCACCGACGTCCGCAGACACGCCGTTGAGCACGCCCTCGGCGATGAGCTGTCGACCCTTCTGACCGTCCTCGCTGGCGGAGAAGTGGCCTCGCCCCCAGATCTCGTTGCCCTCTCGCCACATCTCGGAGATGGCGCCGATGGCCGTGCTCTCCTTGTGGCCCTCGCCCGTGTTCTGGGCCTTCATCATGAGCGGCAGCGGCAGGTCTCGCCACTCGACAGCGTCCTCGGTGAAGTACCGACCGTCGATGGTCTCCTCACCCTCCACCAGGAGTCGCATGGTGAACTCCCCGGCGTCCTCATCCATCTTGGTGAGGCGGATGACCTCTCCCGATCGAATGGCGTCCTGGGCGTCGGCAACCTCGGCCGGACGATCTTCGGCGACAGTGTCAGACATGCTCTAAAGCGTACGGCTACTGCTGATAGACGAGTGACCCGTCCTCGTCACGGAGCACCGGGACGACCACACAGGCACAGCCACGGTGGTCTCCGGGCGAGTAGTGGGTGCGGCGCAGCCACTTGTCCTCGGGCCAGACCTGGAGCACCGGATCGTCCTCGGACGTGAAGATGGCGCCGTCGAGCTGCATGTGGCTCTGGAACCCACGCTGGCGTGGGGTCTCTCCGTAGACCCAGATGTACTCGGTGGTGCGCACGTCCAGATCGATGCTGTCGGCGTACTCCAGGACCGTCCGGCCGGTAGCCAGGCCGCCGGGCATGGTTGAGCCGCCGAACGGCGCCGTACCACCGGCACGCATCAGGATCGGCCGGACGTCGCCCGGCTGGATGATCAGGCTGGACGCCTCGCCCCGGCGCTCCGGCGCCTCGGGGTCGAAGAGGTACTTGTGGGCCAGGTCCCGAAGGAGCTTGGATCCCTCTCGCTTGGCCTCGTCGATGTTCTGCTGGATCAGGTCCCGGATGACCCGGTCCGTGCTGACCAGGCCCTCGGCCTTGGCCCGCCCCGACAGGGCGCCCAGCAGATCGAACGACGTCGAGTAGGCATCGAACAGCAGGGCTTCGAGCGCAGTGTCGATGCTGGATGCACTGGCGTCCACCAGGTTCAGGCTCTCGAACCCGAGACTGGCCACCATGGCCGGGCCGAGGGTCCGGATCACGTCGGCGTTGGAGACTCCGTCCAGAGTCTCCCGGACGACGCTGTTGCTCAGGCTCTTGGAGCGGACCTTGGCACCGGCCTTCTCGGCGGTGCGGCGCAGGGCCTGCTCGAAGAACATCTGGAGCTGGGCCAGCAGCGTCATGTCGATGGCGGCCAGCTTCAGTGCGAGCTGGTTCTGCTCGGCCATCTCACCGGACGCCACCACCGACGGCTTGGTCTTGGGGGTCGTGTCGGTGACCTTCACCCGGCGCTCACTGGCCTGCTTCGGCGCTGCCGCCCTGGCTCCCTGGGGACCACTCCGGCTGGGTTGGGTGGTCTCTAGGTGTCGCCCCCGGCCAGCGCCGCCCGACCCGGCCTCACCTCCTGCAGGTGCGGGTGGTGCGGCCTTGTCAGGCACCTCGCCGAGCACGGCGAGTCTGGTGTCGACGAGCTTCACGCCGATGCGGCGCTTACGCTCTTCCTCGTCGGGGGCGTCCTCGCCCGTGAAGCCCTTCGCCTTGCGGTACGCAGCGTCGGAGATGGCGATGCGGTCGTGGGCGGCATCGGCGGCTTCAGTGAGATCAGCCTTCTGGATCAGCCCGGACTTGTCGAACCAGATCTGGTAGTCGGCCCAGTCCGCCACTCCGGCACGCTTCAGCGCCGGGTGCAGGTAGGACACCGTCAGGGCGTCCACCACCATCTCGGCGAACGGCTGGATGTGGGCGGCGAAGGTCTCCTCACGGACCACCGCCATGCCCCAGTGGTTCAGGTCGGTGTTGCCGGTCAACACCTCGGACGGCAGGTCGAAGGCTGCAGCCAGACGCCTGACGGCGTCCTCCTTCAGCTTCACCAGGCTGTCGCCCTCGATGGCTCGGTCCATGGTGATGTGCTGGATGGCCTTGCCGTGCTCGGCGGGACCGGTCAACAGGATCGGCACCACGGAGGACGGGTGCGTCTCGTCCTTGATCGGTGCGATCATCGACTCCATGAGCTTGGCGTAGAAGTCGGTGTCGGACTCGCCTCGGGACCCGGACGGCAGCAGCTCGTTCGGGATGAAGAGGATGCCGGAACCGGCGAAGCGTGACCGGGCGGCGGCACGCTCCATGCGCGTCAGCAGGAGCAGTGTCTCGCACTGATCCAGGACGGTGCGCATCGCCGAGTCGGCGAGCATCGACCAGCGGGGGTGCTCCTTCCAGACCCGGATCACCAGGGCGTCCTTCGGCAGCGGCACCGGGGTGGAGTTCGGCATCGGCTTGCGGAAGAACTGCGGGTAGCCGGTGCGCACGTCCAGCTCATCGGACGATAGGCACTCCCAGGTCTCCCGCTCACGATCGGGGCCACCCATGCCGAGCAGGAACGCCTCACCGGGGATGAACAGGTTCAGGCCGAGTGACCGGAGCAGGCCACGCTGGCCGCCTCGGGGATCCTGCAACCGACCGACAGCGTCAGCCACCGGACCACTCTTGACCTCCAGAGGCTCCCAGGCGTCTGACGTTGCCGGAGGGGTCTTGGCGGCGATGAGCTGAAGGCGGCTCAGCGAGTTCGCCACGAAGTTGGCGGCGTACCGCACCTCGCCGACGTTCTCGTAGTAGCTCCATGCACGCTCGGTCCAGGACTGCCTGGAGAGCTGCAGCAGCGTGGCCTCTTCGTAGTTGGAGACCTTCAGTTGGGTGCCTGCAGCGACGAGGGCGTTACTTGTCGGACGACGTGCCACGGTGGCCCTCTCCGCTCTGTCCGTTGACGGTCTCGACCCTCAGGGTCTTGCCGCCCGGCAGGGTGATCTCAGAGCCGGGTCCCGGCCCACTGCAGTCGCAAGGCATCCACCAAGGGTACCGAGGAGTGCACCGGGTCTAGGACTAGCGCTGTTCCCAGCGGTGGATGAGCGTTCCGAGCGCAGCCAGCGCCCAGGGGACACACAGCGCCAGGGTCACCGTCGGGAAGAAGTTCCACGCCAGCCACAGCACGGTGCCGACCCAGAACGGGGTGCAGTACATGCACGAGATCAGGTACCCGAGGGAGGTGCCATCGATGACTCGCCAACGCTCGACGTCCCTGGGGTCTGTCCCCTGCGGCGAGATCGGCTGCACACTGCCACGCTTCGGGTGCCGGTGCACGGTGTCACCCGCATCGGGCCAGTGGTACTTGAACCACTTCCGAAGTCGGGCCACGGGCGGGAACGTGTCCAACACGATCAACCGACTGATCCGGTACGTGGCGATGCCGAGCAGTAGCACCGCCAACAGGTCAGGGGTCCTCAGGGTCATCCTCAACACCTTCGTTCGCTCGTCGTTCCAGTAGCCGCCTGCGGCGGTGCTTGCGCTCGATGCGCAAGCGCTCGATCGGGGCCAGACCGCCCCAGAGTCCGAACCGTTCCTTGTTCGCCATGGCGTGATCTAGGCAAGGCTCTCGGACCGGGCACACCGCACAGATCGCCTTGGCCTCTTCGTAGAGCTGCATGTCGGCGCCGACCGTGCCGTCGTCACCGACCAGCTCACCGTCCTCGTCCTCGACGAGCGGATAGAACCAGTCGACGGGTACCGTTCGACACTCACTGTCTGCTTGCCAGGTCACAATGCAGGACAGTCTCGCAAACGGTACCCGGGGTGTTACTCCGTGAGCAACTGACTGATGCGCTGACGGGACACGCCGACGACGGCAGCCAGGTCGCTCATCGACGGCGCAGGCTCGATCACGTCACGCATGAAACGGATGTATTCAGCCCGGCACTTGATCAACTCGTTCTCGCAGTCATCGACACTCTGCAGCGCCTCGCTGACGACCTGCTTCGGGCTGTAGGTCGTCTTCGACATGATCCCGGTCTGCGACTTGTCGCGGCCCCGCAGCTTGCGCAGGTATGCCACACTCCAGCCGACCAGCGAGGAGACCTCCTCGATCGGGAGATCGTAGGTCAGTGAGGCAGCGACGTCACGGAGGTGGTCCTTGGCTGCAGCTACGTTGGCGTATGCAACGTCGTGGTCCTTCTTCAGGCTCCGGAGTTCGGTCTTCCAGTTGGTGGCTGTTGCAGTCATGAATGCGTCCTTGGATAGCGGTTCGGCAACTGTAGCGTCAGACGGCCGAGGTTGCCACTGTGCGGACGGCGCTGGCCATGGTCCGCTTCACTTCGGCGGGCGACAGACCGATCTCGACACCGACGTCAGCGACGTCGGTGAGCCGGTCACGACTGATGCCCCCGGTGCAGATCAGCTCGGTCACCTCACACGCAGCCTTGAACAGGGCAGCGTTGCGCTCACCCCTGGGGGTCTCCCGCAGGGTGATCAACACCTCCTCGAACATGTCGGTCCGGAAGATCGACTCGCTCTCGGGGTCGTCGAGCGGCCAGCGCAGCATCTCCCGAGACACCTTCCGCTCCGGCGGGAGTAGACGCTGCACCCAGTTCGGCGGAGAGGCCACCGTGGTGACGTCCCCGAGCCAGGTGTACTGCCCGCCAGAGACGTGCATGGACGGGGGTGCCACCACGAACCCACCCTCGCCACGAATGTCGAGGATCCCGTCGAACACCTTGACGCCGTTGCGGACCGGGCGCAGCGTGGTGAAGTACCAGTGCTCGCCCCCGGATGGGGTTGACACCTTCAGGGTCGGGTAGCTGGCTACCGTCGGGCGCCCGTCCCAGTCGAGCACCACGAGACCCCTGCCGGTCGCCACCCCGACGTTGTCGCCCTCACGCCACCGGTCCAGCGCCTGCGAAGTCCCGGCACTGTCCTGCCAGCCCTTGAACTTCGGGTGCTTCCCGGGACTCGTGCAGTTCTTCCCGGACATGCACCGGCACACGCCGTCCCGCATCCCGGAGACCGGGAACGGCCTCAGCCCACGGTCCAGGAACCACTGCCAGTCGGGGGTCGTCATGTCGTCCTCATCTCCCTACAGAGCTACACCAAATGTGCCTGGACGGCAAGAACCCCGGGCGGTTGCCCGGGGTTCTGCTGAGATCAGAAGCGCTTGGCGGCGCACTTCTGGCCCAGCCCCATCTCCCGTGAGATGTCGAGCGTCAGCTCGGATCCGCAGCGACCGCAGTAGCCCAGCTCCTGGCCGTACAGCGCCATCGCAGCGACAACCTCGTCCTCGGTCATCGTGGCCATCCGCTTCAGGACCGAGAGCTGCGTGCTGGCAGGCTGGGTGGTCCGACCGCTGCCGCCGACCGTGAGGTAGACGTTCTTGACGGTCACGTTCCAGAAGGCCAGGTCGTTGGTGCCGGAGCTGGGCAAGGCGACGTTCGCCGTCTTGCCGATGCCGAAGCGGGTCCGGAACTCCTCGATGGCGGTGACCAGCTCCGCCTGCGTGTCGGCCACGAGGGCGGCGCCCTCGGCGATGGTCTTCAGCGGATCCCGACCGGCGTACTCCCAGCCGTGAGCGGTCTTGACCTTGGCGTACTGCTTGCCGCTGGCCCGGGAGGTCTGGACCTTGTACTTGACCGGCTCGCCGTCCACCTCGATCTCGTAGGTGCCGTCGGCCAGCTCGATCGTCTCCTCGAAGGGGGCGAAGGTGTCGTTGCCGAGCGCCTCTCCGAGGATGATCTCGGAGGACTTCCCGGCCTTGTTGGTCACCGTGACCGTGTCACCCGTCGAGCCACCGAGCACCCGGACGCCCCAGCTCTCGCCGACCTTGGCCCAGCGGGGCGGAGCTGTCGGGTCAGTGGCCTTGGCGAACATCTTCTCCGCTGCAGCCCACTGTTTCGGGCTGAGATCACCCTTCTTCTCGTACTGGGTGGCCAGGCTCTTCGGGAAGTCCCAGTCCTGAGTAGCGAGCCAGGCGACCAGCTCGGCCCGCTTGTCGACGTGGGTCTGGACGACGGCCTGAGCCTCGGCCAGAGCGGACTTGGCCTCGACGATGGCGGCCTCGCTGGCGAGATCCGCACCGCAGTCGCCACAGGCGCTGCCGAACAGATCGTCCCAGCCGGTCCCTAGGCAGGTGGGGCAGGTGGTGGTGTTCATCTCCATGCCATGAGGTTAGCCGGTATCTTGCGTCAGCGCAAGGTTGACTCCTGATGCCACGAGTCGGGGCAGGGCGCACCGAGTCGGTTGACTCGGACGTAGCGGCGCACCTTCGGGTCGTCGCTGCCGCACTCGGGGCAGGTGGTCGGGGCCGGTGGCGGGATGATCGGCGGGGCGTCGACCGCGTCAGCGATGCGAACGAGCAGTTCTCGTAGATCGTCACCACTGCCGGTGGCTTCGCAGTGCCAGCGGTGCCAGCGCAGTTCATCGGGGTCACCGATGGCGTCGATGAGGTTGGCGTGGTGGCGGAGCGCAACGGCAGCGCGAGCCTCGACGCACGGCCAAGCCATGCCGCAACCGTCACACCAGTCGTTGAACTTCGCATGGCGGTCGTCAAGTGCGTCTGCGAGTTGGCGCAGCTCGTCGGGGGCGGTCATCGGGACTCCTGTTCCACGACGACCTGCACGTTCCATGCGCCTTCGTCGTCCTCTGCCGGGTAGGTGACGACGCTGATGAGTACGAGGTCGCCGCCTGCTCGTTCGATGTCGTCACCGAGGCGGCGCAGGAACCGGCCCATGTCAGCGGGTGTGGCCGGGACGGTGGTGACCTTCATGCGGAGGGCGGCGCTCATCGGTCGGCCCCCCGGACGTACATGTGGACGCAGCCATCCATGTGAACGGTGCTGGTGTCGTGGACCCTGACCGCCCGGCCCTTGTCATCGAAGTGGCACCAGTAGTCAACCTCCACGAACTCGTCGGCTCGGGCGACAGCAGTGTCACGCTCGGCCCGGTCTGCTTTCCACTTCGCCATGTCCGACTTCCACGACTCGTAGTGCAGGGCGTCGCCCATCTCCCACTGGTGGAGTTCGGCGAGCAGGTCGGTGATGATGTCGGCACTGGGCGACGGTGCTGTAATCAGGCATGAACTGTACCCTAGCCGAGGACTTACCTCTCCGCAACCCAGAACACCCCCGCCCGAGGGCGAGGGTGTCCGGGAAGGAGGATGAACATGACGGCAGGCGTACCTGCCAACCGTCACTGTAGCGCACAGCGCTCACGGTCTGTCACCGCACCGGACAGGCGCCACCCTCGCAGTCGTCGAACGACAGCTCGCTCGACGAGTCGTTCGGGTTGAGCGGCACGCTCAGGTCGATCCCTGCCACCAGGGAATCGTAGGTGGCACGGTCGATCGTCTCGTACGGCGGGAGGGCGAATCCGTGGTCCGAGTGCCGGAGGAACGAGACCGACTTCAGCCGGTGCTCGTAGTTCTCCTCGATCCAGGCACGGATGTCGCCGACCTCCTCGTCCCGGTAGTTCACCGTGACCGAGACTGCGTTGTCCGCCCACTCAGCCTGCATACGAGCGGTCAGCTCCAACTGCCGGACGGCGGTCATGTCCTCCATGATCACGGCGTCGTCGGGTGCCGCCGCCGGGAAGTCCACCACCTGCTGCTGGTGGTTCAGGGTACCGTCGATGTTCTCGTCCGGCTGCACCTTGTAGCCACGCTTCCGGGCGACGGCGACCAACGGGTCGTCGGCGCCGAACCGGACACGGCGGATGTAGTGCCGAGCCTGGGCAGCATGCACGCCGGGGGTGACTCCGGGTAGCAGGCTCAGGGTGCCGGACGGCTGGATGGCCGTGAGCTTGATCGACGGCTTGACCCCGATCTCGGCAGACCACTTCTCGTCGTACCGCTTCAGGTTCTCGTAGGCGTCGCTGAGCCAATCGAGCTGTTCGTCAGTGCCCTGGGCGATGCCGGTCACGGACTGCCCGAGCCGCAGGTTGCGGCGCTGCACCGCCTGGGTGTGTGGGTTCTGGTGTGGCCAGAGAGCCGTGGCCTTCTGGATCTTGTAGAGGATCTGGGACAGGTCGATGAACTCGTCGTAGCTGGTGATGTTCGGCATGTAGAGCGTCGCCAGGTTGCAGGTCTCGTACGGTTCGAGGAACACCTCGGCGCATGGGTTGGTTGTGATGACCTTGCGGTCGTTGACCCGCTCACCAGTCCGTCCGTAGTTGCGGGCCATGCCCAGGTTCAGCAGTCCATGCACTTCCCCGTCGCCGGACCAGCCAGACTTCCAGTACGACGACGGCAGCTCGGCGCCGCTGTCGACGGCCAGGGAGACGTTGACGTTGCCCCGGTACGACGGGACGTCGCCCGAGGCCCAGTTCTTGGCTTTCAGGTAGAGGTGGTCGTCCGGGTCTCCCAGCGCCAGCAGTGCCGACCGGCGGGCGTTCCCGGCCTTGACGATCCCGCCGATGATGCACATAACGTCGAACACGTCGATGCTGCGGAGCTTCTTCCCGACCCGGGACTCCATGATCCGGATGATCTCGGCGATGCCGTCGATCAGCACCTGAGGGCCGGACGACGTCCCACCGAAGGTCTTCAGCGGGGACCCGGCGGACCGGAGCACGATCGTGGACCAGGAGAACCCCTTGCCGGTCTCCAGGTACGAAGCGAGGATCCGCTGCAACAGGTCGGACCAGCCCTCCCGCTTGTCGGGGACGATGAAGTCAGCGTCGAACCGGCGCTCGTGCTCGATGCCACGGTCCAGCTCCTTGACCCGGGGCATCTCGTACACGTACTGGCGCTCCACCGAGAAGCCCACCCCGGTGCCCAGCATCAGCATGTCCATCAGGGCGGGGGCGTCGTTGGTCGGTGTGACCGAACAGTTCAGGAGTGATCCGCCGCCGACCTGCTCAACCAGTGGGGTACCGAACTGCCAGAGGCCACGCCCGGACACGGTGCCCTTCAGGTCGAGTATGTACTGGGCGAGCCGGTACAGCTCGTCCTCGGTCAGCCGGGAGTTGATCGCCTGGGCGCCGTTGAGGACACGCACGATCGTGTCCGGCCAGGACTCCTTCGGACCACCCTCGCCCATGGGGCGTGCGTAGGTCCTGGCGTACACCATCTCCCCGAGACCGCTGTACCCCCACGGCACCGGATAGTCCCGGTGCTCGTCAGCGAAGGTGGTGGGGAGCAGTGGGGTCGACATGGTGCAAGTCCTCGTTTCGTCAGTGCCTAGAGCGACTGAGACCCCGACCGCTGGTCCGGTCGGGGCCTCAGTTCTAGGGGGGAGTTCTGAGCCTCCCACACCTGCAGGACCTAGCGCAACATCTAGGTGAGTTCGTGCATGATCCGATCGGCGCACGCCTCGCTGCTGTCCATCCAGCGAGTCCAACAGATGACGTGCCCACCTTCATGGGCGATGACAGCGGGGGTCACGTAGTCCGGGTGCACCTTCACGGTCCAGTTGGAGCAGTAGCCGCCGACGCAGGACTGATTGGATTCGGTCAGCCCGGCGTAGGTCTCGCCGTTCCAGATCGGGATGACCGTCATCCAGGTGACGTTCGAACCGAGAGGTTCCTGGTACTCGGTACCGGTGAACACCGCTACGGCCATAACCGCTGCAGGGTTCGAGGGCGGCGGCGGGGGTGCGGGCTGGCATCCCACAGCCAGCAGCGCCGAGAGCAGGGCCACAGTGGTAATGATCTTCTTCATGAAATG